CCTTTTCGTCTTCTTTGCTTTCTACATGATCTTGAAGAGCAAACTCTTTATCTTCTTCAGTCATAATTTGTTGGCGTTTTCTTTTTGCCCAAGCAAAGCCTGAATCACCACCCCATAATAACCATGCAATCTTTCCTGCACTTGGATAGCCTTCTTCACCTTGTCTAAAACCTTCTGCTCTTTTGTCTACTTCATGTCTACTAAAGAAACTGTACATTCTTTTAACTGTAGATATAGATAGTCTTTCTTTCGCTATTAGCTGATTTGCACGAGCAACACCTACAGCAGTGCCACCCCTATTGAACTTTTTTCTTAGTTCCAACCCTCTCTTAGCTTCCGATGCCATTTCACTTGTTGGTGTTGTATTAATATCAGATAAAGCCTTTTCTTCTTGTAATAAGAAGTCTATCTCTTTATCTATTTCATCATCATTGTCATAGTCTTCTAAGTCTTCCTCGTTTACTGGGTTTTCAGGCTTATCTACGCCTTCATCACTTATAGGGAATAAGTTAGCTGATACATATAAGTCATCTGCACCTTCTACAGTCTCTAGTCCTATAATCTTTCTTGCTTCGTTTCTAGTCATAATACCTTCACGAACAGCAGAGGTAACATTCTCATATGTTTTCTTTTTACGTTCTGCTAATGCAGGAATAGAATCTATATCAAATTCAAGAGTTAGCCTATCGTCAAACAAAGGTACTAGCCATTCGTTTAAATCAGATGACATCTTCATTAAATGTGGAATGATTGTCTCTTCGTATAAAGCTAATCTTGCTTCTGCAACATTACTATAAGTCTGTGAATCAGGTACGCCTACTAATTGACTAGGAACTCCAAAACATAAAGCTATATCTGTTGAAGCCATGTTTTTTAATCTATGGAAATCCATATCTTTAGGACTAAGACCCATCTCTTTCCAGTCAAAGTCACCTTCAAGCAACATAGGTCTACCTGCATTACCTGCACCACTAAACCTGTTGTTAAGGTCTGTGAGTAACTGTTGTCTTTGTGATTCAGATAAATTAACTGCAAACCCTGCATCATCTTGTGGTTTAAATATAACAGCACCACTTGGTCTTGCTCCATTCTGTAATAGATTGACATTATGCTTACTGGACATGTTGAACTGGTCAACCTCAACAGCAGCAGCACTCATAGGACTTAAACCATAATAATCATCTAATGGATTCCATAGTTTTACATGCTTCAATTCACTAAAACCATTTTCTTGGTCTACTTCATAAGTGTTCTGTATTCTGCCACCAATAACATATTCATACTTTTCAGGTATAGGATTTCCACTACCCTTAATGTTAATTCTGTCAGGTCTTAATAGATGTAGTTCTTTGGGTTTACCTAAATCACTACCTACTTTAAGGATATAAGCATTACCACTAAGCAACACATAACCGAAAAGGCTATTAAAAAACTCTGAGTAGGATTGTAGAGGATTGGGTCTGTTAAGTAGGTCAATAAGTGGGTGTTGTTCAATTATCTGATCTCCTGCTTTTAAAACAAAAGGTACAGCACTAGCACCCTTTGATATTTCATTAACACACCTATAGACAATAGCATTTTTTAGATATCCTTCTTTTGCTAAGTCTTGGTATTTGTAAGTTTTGGCTTCTTCAGTTCCGACTCCGAAGTAACCCATCATGTTTGAATTTTTTTGTTCTTCTACAGGTTTATTATTAAATAACCTTTGAAAAAATGTTTGTTGTGCCATCAGCTTATTCTCCAGTTTACTTGTCCTTTAGACTTGCTCAATTCGGTTAATCCCCATACTAAAGCATCTAATCTATCAGGTGAACTATTTGTTTCGCCAGTATAACTGCACATTTGCTGTTCTAACTCTGAAAACACATCCATATGATGCACTCTCCTTTGTTCATACAAAGCTGCGATTGGTTCTGCTCTAAGAATCTTACCTCTTGTTGCTCTTACACTTCTATAAGAAACATTGTTGTCTATATTCCTAATGAGCCTTTCTACCAAATCGCCACCATTGTTCACTTCAGCTACTATTCTATCTGCTTCCCATTCATAGAAAGCATTTATAGCTATTCTACCCCATTTATCAGGAGGATGTCTTCCTGATAAGTCCTCTAGGACATAAAAATGATTATTATAATCTTTGCCTACTACTACTATACCTGTTTCATCAGAATTTGCATTAGCAGTTACAGCAGGGTCAACTGCTACTATTATCTGTTGTAAGTCCTTATCTTCATCAAGTCTAGCTTCGTCTATTAATGCAGGATTCCATAAAGCACCTTCAAATGCTTCTATAATCTCTGCATAGAGTTCTTGCCTACCTAAGTTAGTCCCCTCATATCTTTCTTTAAGCATCTTTAATGCAGACTCAGCTAAGTTAGCTTCATTCTCAAAAGTAGAACCAGTAGTCACATGACAGTCTTCTCTTGATACTAAATCTTTAATTAATTTATTAGGTTTTGGTGTTGTTGTTATTACGCATTGAGGATTATCGCCAAGCCTTAATCCAAACATTAACTGGTCAAAGGCTTCAGGATATCTCCAAGAAGCTACTTCATCACACCATGCTCTATGATATTGTGGTCCTCTAAGTCTTTCAGGTTCTTGAGCTGCATATCCTGTAATCTTAGAACCATTCCATAATCTTATTTCACTTACACTAGAAGAATAACCTTTTTGGTCAGCAGATTTTAGAAAACAGTCTTTAGGTATTACACTTAGCAATCCACTTTCACCACCAAAACAAACACGCCTTAAATCTCCATGAGTAGGAGCAACTACAGCACATTGAACATTTGGATTACGCATAGCGTATATAGCTATGTCTTCAGCACCACATCTAGTTTTACCAAAACCTCTACCTGCCATGACAAGCCATATAAGATATTCTCCTTCAGGAGCAAGTTGTTTTTTACGAGCATTCTCTAGCCAATCAGTGTAATGATTCGCTGTCGCTGTTAAGGCGTTTTGATTTAACAGTGTCCAGTAATTCCATAATTCTGTTGAAGGCATCTGCTTCTTTAATCGTTGAGTTGACATTTATATTCTCAGTTATTTCTCCCATTGCAATCTTACCTAACTTTTGTGCTGCCAATAAAGAATTGGTTAGTGCTAAGAATTGATTGGGTTGAATTGGAGTTGTTTTTTCATTCATTGATTCTTCATTCATAAGCAAGTAATAACTTATTTGATCTATTACTTCATTAGCTTTGGTGAGTAACTTATCATCAAATCTAACTGATTCTTTTGCTGTTCGTTTTTGTCTTTCTGCATTTAGTTGTTCTTGTAACTCTATATTGTATTGTTCTCTTAGTGCTTTCCAACCTTCTGATTGTGATGCTCTATAAAGAGTAGCAGAAGCTACATTATATTTTTTGATTAAATCTTCTATGGAATAATGCTGTCTCTCACCAGTCTCTGACTCTATACCCTGCACAAACTCTGTCCTCAAGATTGTTTTGAGTTCTTCAGTTAATTTAGTCTTTGTTGATTTTTTAGTCATTACATATCGGATATTATCACAAATTAATCCAATTCGTAAAACTGAAGAGTAAAATAATTTACACCAAAATGGAATAATGTGTTATAATGGGTATGAGACAGTATTTTTATAAATTGATAAAAAGGAGAATAAAATGAAAATGTCAAAACAGAAAAGACCTAAGTTTAAGGAATTACCCTTACACAAGGATGCTAGGAAACCTAGAAACATTGTGAGGTTTTACAATGACCACACTAGAGCTAATAGACTATCTCATGGGTATCATCATTTTGAGATAGGTGTTATTGGTTACAAGTGGGTCAAGATTAGACCTGCTGTTCTTAGTACCTATAGAGAGAACCACTGGACTAAGATTAAAAGGTCTACATGGGATAGGATTCAAGTCTGCAACAGCTTCACCATATTGGAGGAGCTGTCACTTGAACAGGATGTAGCATGAGTAAAGTGAAAAAAATTCAATCAAAAAGATTTGGCTCTTGGGAAATGAGAAAGAATGGTATAGAGCAACACAACATGAAATTCAAAGAACTTGTAAAGTTCATTATGGATGCAGGTAAGGAAAAAGGTGTTACAAGAAAACAAGCACTGGAAGCTGCGAATGATATGAGGTCAAGTGAGTGTTGGTATTCAGAAGATGATAAATACAAGGTTGTCAAAAAGACTTTGTATTATAGAGAAGGAGACCCAAACAATCTTATACATAGTTCTTCCTTTGATGGTTCGGTTTGGTTAAGCATTAGAATTAATATGGGTGAAGATCACTTATCAGATTGGAGAGATTTTCAGGAAATCAAAAACGATCTTGTGGGCAAAGATAAATGTGCAGTTGAGATTTATCCACCTGAAAGCAGAGTCCATGATACAGATAATGTATTTCATCTATGGGTCTTTCCTAATCAACAAGACATTCCGATAGGATGGATGATGCGTGATGTCTCTGATAATGAAAGTCCAACGCAAAGAAAGTTTTAGTATTCCAAATTGTCTTGACACCAATATTAATAAAAAGTATCTTGTCTAACCCAAGATAAAAAAACAAAGAGAGGAAACAATGTCCATAGAATGTCTGAACAAAGCACTTAAGATTCAGTTTGAAGGTCAAACACCAACTAAGAGATTAATATTAATATTACTAGCCAACTACTGTGATGATTTAAACAGTTGTTATCCCAGTTATTCGCATATAGCAAAGTTAGCAGGACTTAAAGACCCTAAACATATCGCTAGGATTGTAAAAGAGTTTGAAGAACTAGGCTTACTTAGAATAGAAAAGAGATATAAAAAAGATGGTGGCAATACTTCTAATAGATACTTTTTGACTCTTAAACAAGAGGTTATAGACCCTATGGGTCTACAGACCCCCACCCCCCCTGTACTGGACACCCCTACCCCAGTGGTCTCCACACCCCCCAATACTAAAGAAGAAACTAAAGATGATACGAAAGAATATATGTATGACTTTAAAAAGTTTTGGTCTTCATATCCAAGAAAGGAAAATAAGCATCAAGCAGAAACTAAATACAAATTAACAGTGAAGAAATACAGCCAAGAAAAGTTGATGCAAATGCTAGAGAGATATCTAAACGATATAGAGGTCAAGAAGATGGATAAGAAGTTTATCCCTCACTGCTCTACTTGGTTAAATCAGAAACGCTACTTAGATTTTGAAGATTATGAGATGCAAGAAATTGTATCAGTAAAATCTACTTTAGGTGGAAGCTCTAATTGGCATGAAGACTTACAACTTGGCTAACCTAAATAAAAATCGTTAGGTTCTACTTTTCCTTTTGTGTATTCATGTATAGCAACCATCTCTGCTTTTCTAGGGATGCGTGATTCTAGGATGTACTTAGAAAGACCACCTTGCGATAATCTATGACCTGTTTCCTTTTCCATTTCGTTTATGAATTTATCTTGTGTAAGATTGTTTGTGTTTAAATATTCTTTTAATTTCATACCTTTACCTTTTATATATTTTATATTGTATTGAAACCCAATTCGGATTATACTTGTTTTGTATATTATTACAAACTATAAAATGAAGGGCATAAAATGAAAAACATAGAACTCCACAAAGATCTAAAAAAACATATCGTCACACTAGATAGTGGTATGGAAATGATACACCATCCTCTGTATGTAGGAACTTATACATCTCATCCACACCTTAATGAATTAACAAACAACAGCTACAAGTCAAAAAAAGAGTACTTCAGAAAATACACCGAAGAAAAAGACATTGATGCTTTTATGAATCTAATAGAAAGACCTTACAGAGTTCCAGTGGTCATGTCTGTATTGCGTTCATGGTGGAATCCAACGAAACAAGAATACTGGGATGTGATTTCATGGATATGGCAAGATACAGAATGTGTTTATGAGAACCTTGACACATGGATAGAGTTATTGACTTTAGAGTTTAGTGAACCACAGCTTATGATGAATGACAAAGAAAAAGAGGTATATGAAAACCTGCCTGACATTGTAAAGGTTTATAGAGGTGGTGTAGATGACAAGGGATTATCTTGGAGTCTTAGTAGAGAAAAGGCAGAATGGTTTGCTAATAGATTTGATTATGGATATCAGGTCTTTGAAAAAGAGATAAAGAAATCATACATACTTGCATACCTTGATGGTAGAAACGAACAAGAAGTAATTTGTAATATAGACTTTTAATATTCCAAAAAGGGTATATACTAATCCATTAAGTAATAAAATGAGGACATAAAATGAATACCAATAATCCATTTGACCAATTTGAAATAGAACACCTATCAGCTAGTTCTATAAACCTATTTATCCAAGACATACCTTTATTCATTGTTAGGTATTTGGCTAAACACAAATCACCAACTAATCCTGCAATGGTAAGAGGAACTGTTATAGATCACTGTATAGGTAATAAGACTTCAGTTGCAGAAGCACAAAAAGAGTTCAAGAAGATAATGAACTACGAAAAGAAACAAGGAAATGTATTTGATAAAGAAAAAGCAGATACAGAATATAACAACTTAGAAAGGTACTTAGAGATAGGCATACCCTTCTATGAGAAATTAGGAGAGCCTGTAAGCTATCAGGAGAGAGTTGAATTAAACTTTGATGACTTGCCTGTTCCAATAATAGGTTTTGTTGATATGGAGTATAAGGATTGCATCAGGGATATTAAGACCACTGCAAAAAGACCATCAACATTACT